ATAGATGGCTTAACTGACCCGGAAGTTGCTAGAATTTTAGGATACAAGTCTAGCGAGCCAGGTAGGGGGCACGGGTATAAATCTTTAAAGAATCTGAGAAATTCTTATAGAAAAGTTGCTAGGGAAATCGTCGAGAATGAAGACTTGTTCTTTTAACTAATATATAAAAAATATGGCATATAAGCTATCAGAGATAGAAGAGCACGATGCCTTGAAGTATTTCGACGAATTCAAGGGCGATCTCCTACAAATTGTTCAACATGTCTTCTCTGACATCGCCGAGAAGGGGAGCACGGTACGAGGTCGTGCATTGAGGAAATTTTTGGTTGAGGACCGAGGTCTAGTGTACCATGCGAAGAAGGGCCCTGCCAATAGACAATACAAGCTTAGTGAGGAAGAAAAATTGTTTCTAAAAAATAATTATAATAACAGCCTCACGAAAAAAGAGGTCGCTGCTCTTCTATGGCCTACAGAGTCTCAAAAAATGGTCGGATTCCAAAGGTCTGAAAAATACATAGCTCTCGTGGAATATATTAATGCTGCGTATCCCGATATAGATTCTATAGACAATGCGGAAGGGACCCTGTATATTCCTCCCAGAGTTACAAATACCGTAGTGAAGCTTATCAACAAGGTCACGAGATCTAACCTAGAGATTGAGAGGCTCACTACTTTCCACAAGACTTGTATCGACAGATTGTTCTCGTTTTTGAACGCCCCGAGATTTGTTCAACAAATTAATTCATATAGCAAGCAAGACAGTCGGGTACTCTTCGAAAGTGAATTTGTTAGAGCTGTATGGAACAAGCCAGATTTGACTGCTGATGAGATCAACCTCTATATAAACATATGCATCGACTATATAAATCTACAACAGGTAGAACGCCAACGCCAAAAGTTGAACAGGCTGTTCGATGAGGCTGACGAGACCAAGGATTTGCACATTCGCTTAAGCGAAATGTTGAAACAGAAGGCGGACGAGTACGACAAGGCTGCTGGTCGTATTGACAAATTGATTAGTAAGTTGAATGTAGACAGGAAGAATAGATTGTCAGCGAGAGAGAAGTCTACTGCCAGTGTGCTTGCGTTGGTCGAGACGTTCCAAGACGAGACCGAGAGAAAGCGTATGATTGCAGTGAGTGAATTAAAAGCTAAGAGGGTGAAAGACGAGGTAGAGAGCTTCGAGAACATGGAGTCCTGGAAGGCAAGGGTATTAGGAATTGGGTCGGAGGACATCTATCAATAATGTGCAAAATTTCCCTAAACTGCGAAGAATGCGGCAGAGATTTTCAAAGCGCGTCCGGTTTACATCGGCATATACCTACTCATGGGATTGATATTTCTAATTATTACTGTAAACATTTCCCTAGGAAAAACAAATTTACTAATAAGTTACTGCCTTATGGGACACTAAAGGATTACTTTCGAAACGACTTCGAGACTAGATTGCAATTCACAAAATGGTGTGAGAGTATAGAGTTAGAGGATGATTACAAGTATGTGGTTGCCAAAGTGAGAGAGAGAGTCGTAGAGAAAGGACTTTCTTACGCCCCTTTTTCTTTCGAGCTTGAACATAGTTTTCTGCCGAGCCTGGAGTCCATTAAGACATCCTTCGGGAGCTACTCTTCCCTTTGCGAAAGGTTAGAGATCGAACCTTTATTTGATAAAAATTTACCTCACGACTTTTGGGACAGACTTCCTACAGATTTAGAAATTATTACTGACACGAGAGAGAGGAAGCCCTTGAGGTTCAAAGGGTATGGGCAGGACCGTCTTGCTTTAGATATCGGCGACTACACTTTAAAAGGCAAGTATTTTAATAATACATTCGTAGACAGAAAGAGTAGCGGCGACTTCGCCTCTACGCTAAGCAGCCACAGCGGGAACCTAGAGAGGTTCGAGAGAGAGTTACAAAGAACCTGTGATTCGGGCTGCTATCTTTTTATAGTTATTGAATCTAATTTTATCAAGATGGTTCAAGAATCTAAATATACAAAAATAAAAGTCAATACATCTTATTTGGCACATACAGTGAAACACTTGAGCCATAAATATGCCAGGAGATGTCAATTCATCTTCGCAGACGACAGAACAAAAGCAGCAGATCTAATTTTGCGCCTTCTTTATTTTGGGCCGCAAGTACAAAGAACAGATATACAATATTTTTTATGTGGGAAGTAGGAACACAAAGTAGAGCGCCGAGAAGGTATAGGACGACAGAAGAACTCAAAAAGATAGAAGGTCATATAGACGAAAAGGATGCAAAGATAGCTTTATATGAATTACTTCGCGGCAATCCGACTTTCGCCGCTGATTTACTAATGAATGTGAAACTCTATCCGTTTCAGCATATAGCAATTAAGACTATGTTCGAAACAGATTATACTATGGGAGTTTGGTGTCTTGATGAGAATGAATATGTATTATCTTCTACAGGTTATAAGAAGATGAAAGATATCAAGGTTGGGGATTATGTCAGATCTAGAGAAAAATTAAACAGAGTATCTGCGCAAAAAAATAACCCTGAAGAAGATGGCTTAGAAATAATAACAAACACAGGTGAGAAATTCAGGGCCAAGATTGGTCATAAAGTTTTGGCCTATGACGATAAAAATATCAAATTTGAATTTACTAATATCGAAGAGTTGCAGGTAGGAGGTTATATACCTATTAAACTTGGGACTAAGGTATTTGGTGATACAGATTACTCGAAGACTACTAAGAAAATGTCCTTAAAAAATGAGCCAGACCTTTTCTATCTACTTGGGTACATGATTGGAGACGGATGGGTAGATCAAGGAAGATTTTATATTTGTTCAGAAAATACAGTTATAATTAATCTGTTCGAACGAAAATGCGCGGAATATTTCCCAGGTCATAAGGTTTATAAGCGCGGTCGAGGAGAAAACAAAAATTTCTATGAGCTATGTATTTCTAACTGTGATTTTAGAGACTGGCTCCTGGAGATTGGATTCGACTTCTCACTAAAGGCCCCTCAGAAAGAAATCCCGGATAAACTTCTTTCCTTAGGAGAAAAGAATATCTGCGCCCTGATATCCGGGATATTTGACTCAGATGGCTACTGTTCGGTATTAAAAGAAAAAAGATATAAGAATAGTAAATGTTTAAAGTTAGGATTTAAGAGTACATCTTATAAATTACTTTCACAGGTAAAGATGCTCATTTCTAATATCGGCATCTCAGGATCTATAAATAGATCCGGGGTAACTCCTCAAGGTAACGAATATTATGATTTAATAATTAAAAGGGATTCCTATGAGCTGTTCCGCAATAAAATAGGATTCAAAATAGAATACAAACAAAAAAACCTCGAAGAAGCTCTAACTTGTGATTATAGAAGCTACTCTCAAAGGCTTATTCCTAATTTGGGAACTTCTTTAAAAAGGGCAGGATACAATAAGCAGGTCTGTAAAGGGCATAGTGTCTCTAAAGATTGGGGGTCCTCTGTTTCCCATTATGTTTTAGATGAGTTTTCTGACGATCTACCTATTAAAGAAAAAATAGATAAGATAAAAAAAGAGAACACATACATTTCCGAGATTGTAGAAATTAATAATGTGAGAACAAAGTCTATAGATATTACTGTCGAATCTGAAGAGAACTATATAGCTAACAGTATGGTTCATCATAATTCCCGTGGAGCTAGCAAGTGTACTTCTTATGATAGTTTAGTATGGACTGATAGAGGTCTTATAAAAATGGGAGATATAGAAGTGGGGGACTGCGTTCAGTCTTTAAAAGGACCTAACAAAGTTCTCGCTAAGACAATTAATCCTATAGAAAAGACCTATAAAATTGAAACAAAAACAGGACTTATCTCAGAGGGGCTAGACTACCATAAGGTTCTTACCTTAAGCGAAAATTTAGATTTCGCATGGAAACACAATAAAGATATCAAGACTGGCGACTTTCTTATTATAAAAAAAGATTTCGACATGTTTTCTTACAAGGATATATTCGAAGATTACTCTTATACTAGTGACACAATCAATCCTAATAAACCTAAAGAGCTGCTTTTAAGAGAGGAGCACGTTAATGATTGGTTCTATTTCTTCGGCTTGCTTTTGGGTGACGGGTGTATGCTGCCAAGGAGGGCGGGAATTTCTATAACTAGTTGTGATTTTGAAATTATTGACTTTATGAAGAGGTTCTCCGAGGAGATAGGTCTCTCTTTATCTGTATACAATAAAGAAAGTAAAGCCCAGGACCTGAGGATTCATTCTGTTCAGTTATATAACTTTTTAGAATGGCTAGGTTTCGACAAATTAAAGGCTTTCGAGAAGGTTATACCTACTAAATTAACAAATAATTCCCAAGAAAATATATGCCTTTTAATAAAGGGTCTCTTCGACACAGATGGCTATGCTTCTTCTAAATATCATACGAAAAAGAGGCATACTAAAGTGACCGTGGGTTTTACTAGTACTAGTGAATTACTATTGTCTCAAGTTCAAAATCTACTTCTCCAATTGAATATAAAACCCAACAAGATAGTATGCTTCAAGGGCGGGGACGCTAACTTTGGGGACAAAGTATATAGTTGTCGCAAGGCCTGGGCTCTGACGATATATAATAAAAAGGATTTAAAATTATTTCATGAGAAGATTGGATTTCTTATAGCAAGAAAATCAGAAGGTCTTGCCTCCTCTTTCAATCAAAAATATGACCCAGGCACGTTCTCAGACACTGTCCCTTTTGTCGGGGACTTTCTCTCTAAATTTCATGGATTTAAATCTGTAAATGTAGGTAGCAAGAAGTTAGCCTTTAGAAAAAACACTTCTAAATCATCTATAAAAGGACTTCTGGAGACGGGCAAATTCGAAAATTTTAAACAAAAATTATTAGAATTGACGCGAGAGGATATTTGTTTTGAAGAAGTAAGAGAAGTTTCTACCGGGAAGTGTGTCACTGTGGATATAACTGTAGAAAATGAACATTGTTATGTTTCTGACGGGATAATTAACCATAATTCGTGGTCCACTGCTGTATACGCCATCTTAGATGCTATTTTGAATCAAGGAGTAAGCATAGGGATAATCTCCCGTTCCTTTAGGCAAGCGAAACTTATTTTTAATAAGATAGAAGAGATAGCAAATAAACCTGGCTCCGAGCTTTTTAACCAATGTATTACTAGGACTTCGAAGGGTAGTGATCAGTGGCGCATGGAAATTGGTCGCTCTACTATTCTAGCTCTGCCTCTCGGAGACGGTGAGAAGCTTCGAGGTTTCCGTTTCCATAGGATCATTATTGATGAGTTCCTCCTTATGCCAGAGTCTATTTTTAATGAAGTTATTATGCCCTTCTTGGCGGTTGTAGATAACCCAGTGGAAAGAACTGAGTTGATTGAGATAGAAAACGAACTAATAAAAGATGGAATTATAACAGAAGACGATAGATATAGATGGCCTAATAACAAAGTCATCCTCCTTTCATCCGCGTCTTACAAATTCGAATATATGTACGAACTCTACTGTAAGTTCGAAAAACTTATAACTATGTCTGCTAGGGACAAGGACAAGCTAGAGAAGCCTGACCTTGCGAGTCGCGCCATCCTCCATTTTTCTTACGATATGGTTCCTGAGGGCCTATATGACGCCAACCTCCTCAATCAGTCTAAGGCTACTATGAGCGAATCCCAGTTTGAAAGAGAGTTCGGGGCAGTATTTACAGATGATAGTAAAGGGTATTTCGAAATGAGTAAAATGCAAAGTTGCGTTATTCCTCCTGGAGAGTCCCCATCTATAGAACTTCAAGGAGACTCAAGTTGTGAATATATTTTGTCTTTCGATCCTTCTTGGTCACTTAGTGACGGGTCCGACGACTTCGCCATCCATATTTTGAAACTTAATAAGGGGAAACAGGCCGCAGTAGTAGTTCATGTTTACGCTATCCCAGGGACTCCGCTAACTTCTCATATGCAGTATTTTCAATATTGTTTAGAGAATTTCAATATCGTAGCTATCGTTGGAGATTACATGGGCGGAGTGAAATTTATAGAATCCTTTAACGAAACTGATTACTGCAAGAAAAAAGGCGAGTTAAAAACTATAGAGGTTCCTTTCGATAAACCGGAAGAGTATGTTGCGGACATCTCTAGCTTAAGAAATCAATACAATCTCACTAATAAAAGAATAGTTATCCTCAGAAAACCTACCTCTCAATGGATTCGTCAGTCTAACGAGTTACTGCAAGCTAGCTTTGAAAAGAAAAGACTCTTCTTCGGGGGAGCAGCAATGAATCAGACTTATGATGAGCAAAAGAACAAGAGCATTCCCATGGACAGGATAGTATTTATCAGAAAAGAGGACGACTTCAACCAGTCCGCCGCCTCAAGGCAGATTGATTTCATAGATCACCAAGCGGAATTGATGGATCTCACAAAGATACAATGCGCACTTATCTTCCCTAAGACTTCCCCTATGGGCGTGCAGTCCTTCGACTTACCGGATAACTTAAAGAAGCAAGCAGGAAAGAATAAGACGAGGAAGGATTGTTATTCCTCGCTGATCTTGGGTAACTGGATGACTAAGCTCTATTTTGATATGCAGAAAGCTCCGGGCGAGACTATGCAAACAACCTTTACTCCGTTCATGACATAAGTCGACTTTCGACTTTTAATTGTTCACTTACGGAATTTTTAGTGTATAACTATAATAGCAATGGCAAAAAGAAAATATAACAAATCCTCAGATTATTGGGATAAATTCGACAGATCTCGTAGTGATGACTTGAGTCTCTTGTATCAGTCTCAGGCAAACGCAGAGCCTTGGGAGCCTTCCACTCACGGAGATCCAGTCTACGTCTCTAATGCTGCCGCTTATAGTAGAGGCGGAACGGGAGGAGGGTCTACGACTAACACCCGCAGAAATAGAGTGGCCAGTGAGCCTATAACTCGTAGATTCGCTAATATTGAGCAAGGGATGTTACCTTATCAGTATGGCGCTGACGGCGTTGATGTCCGCTATGCTATTGAACTTTGTCAAAAGGCCTATTGCAATATAGCTATATTTAGAAATTCTATAGACATGATGTCTGATTTTACGAATTCTAAACTTGATTTGATCGGCGGCAATAAAGCTTCTAGAGACTTCGTTAACGCATGGCTCAAGAAAATTGGCGTATGGTCGCTCAAGGACCAGTATTTTAGAGAATATTATAAAACTAGTAACATTTTCTTATATGCCATTCACGGAAAACTACAAGATAGCGACTTCACAAATTTTAAAAAGATAGGCCTCCGAGCTAGACTTAATGAACTTCCTTTGAGGTATATTTTGTTAAACCCGTATGACGTAACATCCACTCGCGCAACATCTTTTGGCAAGGGTAATTTTGGTAAAATCTTAAGCGAATACGAAATAGAGAGGCTGAAAAACCCAAAAACTGACGAAGACCAACACATCTTCGATAGCCTCCCGAAAGAAGCTCAAGAAAGAATTAAAAAGAACCAATTCGAAAGGAGCGGCCTCACTATTCCCCTAGATCCTAAGAACCTTCGTTACTCATTCTACAAGAGGCAGGATTACGAGCCTTTCGCTACGCCGTTTGGTTATGCAGTTCTGGACGACATTAATATGAAGTTAGAGCTAAAGAAGATTGATCAAGCAATTTGCCGGACAATTGAGAACGTAGTCCTTCTAATCACTATGGGCAATACTCCCGATAAAGGAGGTATTAACCCCAACAACCTAAAGGCCATGCAAGGCTTATTCAAGAATGAGAGTGTCGGTCGAGTATTAGTTAGTGATTATACGACCAAGGCAGAATTCGTGATCCCAGATCTACAAAAGGTCATTGGTCCCGAGAAATACGAGATCGTAAATCAAGATATCAAAGAAGGTCTACAAAATATTATTATAAGTCAGGAGAAGTTCGCTAACACATCTGTAAAGGCCGAGCTATTCCTACAAAGACTTAAGGAAGGCAGAGAATGCTTTCTCCACACCTTCTTACAGCCTGAGATCAATCAAATTTGTAAGAACTTTGGGTTTAGGAAGGTCCCCGAAGCTAGATTTGAAACTATAGACCTGTCGGACAAGTCAGAGATGCACAGAGTAATTACAAGAATGATGGAGCTTGGTATTTTGCCTCCTGAAGAGGGTATCGAGGTAATTCAAACTGGACTCTTTCCTGAGAAGAGTAAGCTTAAGAGTGCCCAAGAAAGATACGCGAAAGATAGAAAAGAAGGGCTGTATAACCCTCTCGTAGGCGGTGTTCCGGTAATCCCTCCCATAGAGAACCCTGAAGGGAAACAGGCTAATCCCGCAGATGTTAACAAGACTCCTGAAGCTCCAGGGCGACCTGGCGGAGGGACCTCTAAGGCTTCCTTCACCGTTCAGCACATCATGGAAGTCACTGATGCGACCAAGCAGCTCTATTCAGATCTCGAGAAGGAAGCGAAAGTAATTTATAACAAAAAGCGTTTAAATGCAACTCAAAAAGACATTATTAGAGAGGTAGCCCTCTCGACAATCAAGTGTTCTGAGAAGGATGCTTGGCTTACTGTCGCGACAGGATGTTTGAAAACACATAAGAACATCCTGAAATTAGAAACATTGAAGGGTGTCGACGAGCTGGCGGCTATACATAATTTGGATACGTATTCGTCTTCTCTGTTATATCATAGTGCCAAACTATAAAAAGTGTGTATAATAACTTGAGATGTCTTTAATAAAACCAGAATATAAATATACCACTAAATTCGAATCAGTAATTACTGCGACTAATGAGTTCGAAAAGGATTTAAATATAAGTAAAGCTAATTTAGAAGATATTAGATACCTAGTTCCCACACAAGTAGATTTAGATAGAAATATAGATCTATTAGGAGTTGCTTTTGATGTCGCGGTAGTCAACAAGTTTAATGGCAATGGAGATGGTATTTCCAGCGCAGTAGCCGAGGAAATCTTTCCTTACTTCAATCATAAGCCCACTAATATAGAACATGAAACTAACAATATTGTAGGGCATATTGTCGGGTCCCATTTGACAACTATAGATGGCCATGAACCTCTCAGTCAAGAAGGGCTAGAGGGTCTCACGAGCCCATTTTATCTTACTTTGTCGTCGGTAGTATATAAAACTGTCAACCCTGAATTCTCAAAGTTTCTACTGGAGGCTAGTGACGAAGAAAGTGAGTTTTACAGGACTATGTCCGCTAGTTGGGAGTTAGGATATAATAATTACAGTATAGCAGTAACCAATGGTTCCGACCTACTTCAAGATGCAATCCTTGTCTCTGACTCTAAAGAGATCGAAAGATTGTCTCAATACTTAAAGGCCTTTGGTGGCCCTGGGCGCACTCCCGACGGCTCTCTAGTTTTTAGACTTATTGAAGGCCCTGTATTTCCCTTAGGAATAGGGTTCACTTCGAATCCTGCGGCGGACGTCTCCGGAGTTTTAGCTGGTGAAAATAACTCTTTAGTTATTAAAACTTCTAAGAGATTTATGCAGACTAACTCTACAGAAAAAGATAGTTTAGAAATAAGTGATATAAAAATTTCCCAAAACGGCAATAACGCTGTAAAAAAAGAAAACAACATATTAGATATGGATAGTAAAGATATAGAAAAAATAGTCGAAGATAGGCTCGCTGCCTTAACGCTCGACAAGTCAGTTGCAAGTTCTATCTCTTCCGTTATTTCAGATACCCTTAGAGATAAGGAAGCTGAGTTTAAACTGGATAGAGAAGAAATTGAATCTAAAAAGGTTCAAGCTGAGTTGGACGTTAAAGAAGCTAAGGCCTCAATTGAAGACTTTAAAACGCAGCTCTCTGCGGCACAAACACAGATCACGGAACTTACGACCTCTATTGAAGTTGCTCAGGCCGCTGATTTATTCAACTCAAGAATGGCGAAGGTCGACGAACTCTACTCGTTAGAAGCTTCCGATCTTTCCATTGTAGCACCCGAGGTCAAAGATCTCGACAAATCTGAAGCTTCTTTCGAAGGCTACCTTAATAAACTTGAAGTTTGCTTCAAGCATAGAAGTAAGGCTTTCCAAGCGGAACAAGAAACAAAGAAATCAGAAGAGATTGATAGACTGGTCCAAGTAAAGTTGGATGAACTCGAAAAGAGTTCTGCTAGTTCTACCGAAGAAGCGACAGTTGAAACGGCAGTGGAAAATGCTGTTGCCACTGAAGAGTCCGAAGTGACTAACGGCAGCGAAGAGTCTTCTTCTACACAAGAAACAACCATTGAAAGGTTAACCAAAAATTTCAAGAAAGAAAACATTAAAGTACAATATTAATTATGTCAACTAGATTACTACCCTTCAGAGACTACTCTGAACATAACGTTATCGGCATCTTTGCCAACACTAACGTAGATGATAACCCCGATACTAACGGAAATGGTTCCGCTGGTGTATTTGTGAAGGTTATTAGTGGAGACCTCAATAGGGACGTCATAGAATACGGCACTGCCGCATATCTAGGTAAGACGAACTATCCTTTTGTTGGTGCCGCTCAATATCCTGAAGTTCCGTTGCGCGTAGGTGCAGCAACAACTGGAGTCCATTGTTTGGGCGTCACCCTTAAGCAAACTTTAGCATATGATGAGAACGCCGAGAAGTTGATCTATCATACTGTGAAGAGAGACGAGCTAAACGCTCTTGTTTCTGGGCAAGCTGGACCTGTCCTCTCAAGAGGACTCGTTACTCTAGCTGCTACCGCTTACGATGATGACGCGAATAACACATTTACTATTGGCAACGCTATGGTTATCTCTGCGACCGCTGGTAAAGTTACTGGTGTTGCTCCTTCTGCTATGGGCGGAAAGACAGTAGTAGGAACCATTCTAGCTACTGGGTCAAGAACATCGCAAACCACTGATTCTGACTATTATGTTGGAACTGGTTCCGCTAATTACGCTCTCGTTCAACTTGATTGCGCCGCTAACTATGCTGGCACTAACGCATCTAACTAAACAGGAGATATAGAATAAAATGAAAATTACTTTAGATAGAACACAAGATCAGTTGGAATTGGTGAAGCTTATGGCTTCAAAGAATAAGCAAGAAGCTTACGAAGCACAAGTAGCAGTAGCTAATTTACTCGGGCCTGTATTGGCAGAAGTGATAAATACAGCTCCTACCTTGAGCAACCTATTCACAACTTTCTCATACGACGAGGATGATAATCCATCTATCCCTGTTGACCTTTATTACGACATTCTTGATGAGGATTACATCAAGGTGTATAGCCAAGGAGCCCCTGGCGGACTTCCCACCAACTTCATCCAACCTACTTTCAGTGAGTTGAAGTTTGTTACTTTCCCTCTTGATACTGCGGTGTCATTTGATAAGAAATACGCTCAACGATCCAGATTGGACGTCGTAGGCAAGTCTATGTCTCGCGTTGCACAGGAAATCCTGATTAAGCAAGAGACTAACGCGTCAAACCTCCTTCTGACTGCTCTTTCAGCAGCTCAAACTAACGGAGTGGATGACACTGACAGACACGTTAGCAGAACGGAACAAGCTGATAGATTCCTATTGGCTGATATCAACAAACTTTTCACCAAGATGAAGAGAATTAATGCTTCTTGGATGGGCGGCACTCCGGCTGGTGGAGCAAGTAGAGGTCTTACTGACCTTATCGTCTCCCCTGAAGTTGTCGAGCAAATCAGAGCTATGTCCTATAACCCAATCAACACTGTTGATTCGGACGGAACAGCGGCTTCTGGTGCTGATAGCGGGCTTGTAGCTCCTAATTCAATCAGAGAGAAATTGTTCAGCCAAGCTGGATTCTCTGAGTTCTTCGGAGTCTCTATTATGGAGATCCTCGAATTGGGTGTTGGACGTAAATGGAACAGTGTCTTTGACACTGTCGCAGGTTCGACTGCATACGATGACAATGGAAGCACAACAGCCTCTACAGCCTTCGATGGTGCGACTGAGGAACTCATCATCGGTCTCGATAAGAGTCGCGAATCACTTCTGAGAGCTGTTCAGATTAACTCTGAGAATGGTTCGGAATTCAGCCTAACTCCTGACGATCAGTTCACTGATAGACAGAAGAAGATTGGATTTTGGGGCGGATTGGAAGAGGGCCGCATGGTCTTGGACGATCGCAGCATTGTCGGATTAATTATGTAATCACACTTCTTATACCTAATGTATAAGTTCAAGGCCCTACCGAAAGGTAGGGCTTTTTTTTGAATAAAAATTTACCCAGTGTATCATAATGTAGCGAGGAAGGGTGTCAGTCTAGATTGGCCTACCAATTAAACTTCCGTAATCTTCTTGAAATAAATACTAACTTAGTGTAATATATTATAAGCATATGAAAAAGAAAGTAACTAAAAAAGTCACTACAAAAGTAACTGCCGAGAAAGTAACGGCTGTAGCGCCGCCAGAGAAGCTAGATATCGAGGACCTTAAATTCCATTCTAGCGGAAGGCTCAACGAGGAAACCATGGACAAGATACAAAAACTAGAGAAAATTCTAGGGACTGGCAGGATAAACTCCTTCGGAACAAGCGACCTGAGAGTCTTCAGACAGAATGCTTCGGTAATGACTATGGGAGACCTAAAGAACCTATGCGTAAAGGTAGGGCTCTTTCCGAGCGGCAACAAGCCTCAATTGATCGTGAGATTAGAGCAAGAGTTTCTTAGGCAGACTAAGGGAACAAGAACTGTAGCTCTCCAGGTCGACAACCCCGTTCTGGACCCTTCTACGGAAGAACACAAAAAAGCTATAAAAGTATTGAACGGTCTTCGTTAATTCAGTGTAATACATTATATGCCACTACCTTATAATATCGGCGACATAGCCACAGGAGTCTTTGACGACGAGTTTGACAGTGATACAGGCTACGCGACCGTAGCGTCCATCTCGGGCTGGCTAGAGGCCAATGTGGGGCTATTGAATACTAGGTTGTATACAACATTCTCTGGTTCCGGCAATCTCATTCAAGATACAGGTGCTTTTAAGTTTGAGGAAGAGGCTATATATAAACAAATATACCTTCAGCACTACTACACTAAGAAGGTTCGCTCCGTCCTTAGAGGTATAGATAATTCTGTAGACTTCATTACCTTGAGAGAATCAGATAGCATTATCACAAGAGTGAATAAAAACGAAATAGCTAAGACATATAAGTCCATGGCCAAGGATTCTGCCGAAGAGTTGAAGATGCTTATTAACCAATACCACCAGTTTGAGGCCGTTCCTCGGCAGGTGGCGGGAGAAGATGGCTCTCTATCTGGGGTCTATTAATTTTTCATATTTTCGCTAATTAATTTACAATATGACACAAACTCCTCATGTGTCATATTGTTTTTTATTATATTCTTTCCTTTTACCTCTCGGGGATTGCTCCCAATTCTTCTTTCTTTTACCGGAGCATTCCTTGCATTCTGACAGTAAAACATCTCTGTCTTTATGTTTTTTATAGAAATCCGTCTCGGAAAGAAACTCTTCGCACACTCTACATTTTTTCTTTTTCATACTTGTTTGTTTTATTGTAAAGTCTCGCCATCCTTTTTCTACACAAAAAAGACTGCCTCCCGAAAGGAGACAGTCTTTGATTTATGTGTCGTTTAATTAGACCCCGTAAGAGGCATCATCATCTTTCTGCGCACCGATAGGCCAGTAACTTAGAGACGTCCAAGCTTCATAGTTACCCTCCATAATTACTCCGTTTGCTGTGTCATTCGCTCCACCGACTTGAGCCGTGAAAGAGATGTCTACTGTCTGATCGCTACCGATAGAGTTGGAGAAGCTTTCTCCTTCCATTCTTGCATTCTTGACAATATATTTCAACTGTTTGACGTCAGCTCCTCCGCACTTACTATTAAGAGACAAGGTAAGGTCATGTAACTGATTAGAGCAAAGCATCTCATAAACATTAGCTTTCGTGCTGCCTGCGGCAGATGCTTGTAGTTCTGAAACTACGGCAGAGATAGAGCAAGAGATCGTCAAAGGAACGTCAATAACTCTAGCATATCCGAATGTGCTTCCTAATCTTTGTAGAACTGTTCTGCTCATAGGAATAGAAAGGCTGAATGATTGGATGTGAGCTTTACCAGCTAGGTCCAGATCTGTGATACCTTGGTAGCTTGAAGCGCTACTAATAGTAAGTTCGATATCTCCAGGTTTCAGGGCGCTGAGAGTGGCCGTCGCACCTGCGGAATCAAGAATTCCTGTTTGATACGTAGGAATAATGTAATGCTTTGCAGAACCATACGTTCCGGTCGTTCCTCCTGTCACATCGACAGCAGGAATAGTCGGGTCTTGCCCAGGAAGCGTTCCTGATACATGGTCATCTGCTTTAATATTGAACGCTTCGACAGATACCGAGACGCTCGGAATACTTCCTACAGAAGCCTCTACTGAGTAGTCACTTATGAAGCCGTTCCCAATAGCAATTACGTCAAACTCGTCGGTTGCAGCTGTTAAAGTGCTATTGCCAGCGGCGTCTAAACCTTCCTTAGAAACTGCAATGAAATAGTTATTACCTTGGACATCTTCAAGGTGACCTGACAATGAGGACTTTCCAGAGTTACAAAGATCCCCAGTGTGATGAACTACGCTAGCTAGATTTACATCTCTAATAATTGAAGAAGGGATATTGAATCCAAGCTTTCTCTCGTTACCACCGTCAATAGCGTAATAAGACAAGTCTAGATTGACTGTCGGAGCTTCCATGACTAGAGTATCTAGCCTAGCTCCTCCACCAAATTCTATGATATCTTCTCTATTGACTGAGAAACTAAAGTTTGCAGATTGGACTCTATGAAGAGGCTGAATCAAAGATCTATATTGAGTGACCTCAAGTCCTGAGGGAGTTTCGTTTGCCGTGTTAGTTCTCCCTGTGACGCCTGTCCAATTAGAACCAAAATTGTCGTCAGTTCCTGCGCCTCCTCCGCCAGCCCCGCTCTGTAGATGGTATCCTGTTGAACTCGGAGAGATATATACAGCTTGACTGCTATAAATTATTCTGTTACGTGCTATATTTGCCATATTGAAATTTTCTTAATTTAAATTATTTACATTCATTTTCTGTTTTTGTGAACTTAAATTTCTGTTTTTGTGAACTTAAACTCGCGGAAATCTATATTGTTTGATCTCAAAATCTACAAATCCTACAAATAAATTCGAAGGAATCTCTTTTCTTACCTCGTCAGACAATTTTGAAGTCGTAACTGAGTCTAGCTGGTAATTATCGGTATTATAATTGGCTGCAATGTCATTATAATTAAATCCGGTTGGGTAAGCGCCAGATTTAATGTCCCCGTATTCTCCCAAGGGAGACCCAGTGAAAGGGATATTAGATACACAAAGCTCCCTAGAATCCTTAAAGATGCTGAGGGCTCCGTCCAAATGAAAGATGTCCTCAGCTAAAATTACTGCTTTCAATTGAGTCATAGTTTCGTCCTCCCCTCCAAAAGCGAAGGCTTCGTTACCGCCTCCTTCGAGAGAGAGGAATATAGCGGGAGTAGCTATATCATAAGGTGTTACATTAGTTAGAGTTCTGGTTCGTCTTGAGTTATTTTTATATTTCCCCTCGACGACAATTTCTTCTTCGTTTTGGTTGGTAGTATATATATTAAAATCCTTCACAGAATAAGAGCCACTTAACGCAATGCCTGTAGACACGGTAGAGTCGAAGATTACGCGACCTTCGCCGTAGTCTACCTTCATCCCGCTGGTTCCCTTGGGGATCAATTGCCCGTCGCCAGATATTGTCACAGGGATTGAGCCGGACACGGAGTCGTCGTAAATGAATTGCTTG